CTTATGCGTGTCAGCGATTTCACCAGCTGCTGATTCGTTCAAAACTGGAGACCATTTCTCTACGAGACGATCATAAGTTTCCATAATAGGATCTCCTAATTACTTTATTGATTTACGGATTGCTTGGATATACTGAGCCATCGCATCAGAAACATCTTCTTGAAGAGATTCTTCTTCTGTTTCTTCGTCGATTACTGACTCAGCTGTTTGTTTTTTGAAATATGATTCTTTGACAGTTGCTACTTTTGATTCAAAAGTTTCTGCATCTACAAAGTCCATATCTTCTACTAATGACTTAAGCTTTGCAACTTGAGTTTCTGCTAAATCTTTAGAAGCTTCGCGAATAATCGCTTCACGCTTATATGTTTCTAGCTCTTCTGCAAGTTCCATAGTTTTTGCTACTGCTTCATTGAATTGCTCTTCAAGCTCTTCGTTGTCTGCAGATAGTTCGTCAATTAGGTCAACTTTGGAATCTGGAACTTCAACATAAGATTCTACAAATAGGTCTTTCAACTTATCCATAAAGCCTTCTGCGATTTCTGTGCGTAAGCCAGATTGAATCGCAAGTTTATTTTCTTCCATCCAGTTCTCAACAACATAGTTGAGGTAGCTATCAACTTTCTCTACAAGGTCGCCCTTGATTGAAGCAACTTCTTCGTCTAGTTGAGTGCTATACTCAGATTCTAGGCGATTAATTTCTTCAGAAAGTTTTGATTTTACTGCTGCTTCAAAAATTACAGCTGTTTTGGCTTTAAACTCTTCAGAAAGAGTTGCCTCAGATTCCACCAAAGCATTTAAGTCTTCACTAAAGTCTCTATTAAATTCAATAGACTCGGCTTGTGGTGCAGCTGGTTTTGTTGCTGCAGGAATTACTGCTTTTTCGCCGCCATCTTTATCACCCTTACGCTTTTTAGCTTTAGGGCCTTTTTCTTCGGCAGCATCTACAGAGGCGACAGATTGTGCTTCTGCATTTTTTGGATCATGAGCTTCTTCGATTTCCTCGTCGAGCTCTACATCCTGGTCTTGTACTTGATCAGTCATGTTTGACACTCCTAATTATGATCTTTTCAACAACGAGAGGAAATTCTTAAACTCACGTGTCTGAACTTCGTAAAGATCAGAACGTGGAGCTGCTTTAATTTCAGTCTCCATTTTATCAATTACTTGAGCTTCAATGATTCCATTATTCCAAACCCATTCGACACCTTCCATTATTCCATTAACAAAAGCTGTTGGTGCAGATGGATCTTGTACAATATCAACTGTATTAAGAATAAAGTCATCCTTGACGTACATAGTTCCGTTACGTTGCTCAAGGCTACCCATACCACGAGTTGAGACACCAAGTTGAACACCACCTTCAAGCAAACCTTTTACAATGTTTCCCATTGGAGTATCCAATATTTGTGCCTTACCCACAACATCATTACCATTCCATTCTAGTTTGGTAATGAGGTGGGATACTTTATCTAAGTTTACTGTTGGTCCATCTGGATGGTTTAACTCACCAACTGCGCGCTTAGTATTAATTTGTTCTGTAACGTATTTTCCTACGGCTTTCTCCATGATTGCCTTAGGGTAAATACGTCCATTTCGGTTTTTCTGTTCTGACTGCATAAAAATGCCTTCAATAAAGTGATTCTTGCCGCCACCTTCTTTGGCTTCAACAATACACTCTAAACTTTGGTCATTATATTCTGCAATCAGCTTCATGTTTTTAACCTTTATATTGTTTGACGAATTCTTTCGCCATTTTTATAGCTTCAGCTTCTGACTTATATTTATCTAGCCTATCGCCATCAATAAAAACATCGTATACGTTTTTGTTCTTTTTGATTTCAACCGGTATCCGACCGATTTTCATCTTCTTAGAACTTTCACGTATTTGATTAAATGTTTTCATTTTATATACTTTCGTTTGAATTTATTTATAACATTTCAAATTTGTAAAATAAATTTATTCTTTATATCCTAAACGTATCATCTCGGCTTGAATCTTACCTTCTTGATTCATATCCTGAATTTTTTGAAAATCTTCTTCAACTTCAACTTCAGTTTCTTCTTCATCAGATTCAAAATCTTCATCTTCTTCATCAGATTCAAAATCTTCATCTTCTAAGTCAAGTTCAAGTTGTTCTTCTTCGCCATTAAAAACTTGCCCAGCTACTTCAATTTTCGCTTGATCTAAAGCGTCAGTCATTCTTTGGCCAATTAATTCTTGGAATACATCATTTGCAGCATTAAAGTCTTGGTTTGCTGCGTGCCCAATCATTGTTTCAATATCACTCATTTTTATCTCCTTGAGGTGCTGGATTTATATGGTCATCATCGTGACCAATTTCTCCAGATTTTAATTCATCATCAATCTGATTACGCATTTGTTTAATATCGTCGTCATCAAAATGAAGTACATTCTTCATAACCCATTCTTTTGAATAGAACTCACCAACATACTGTTGCATAATATCTAACGTTTGTAAACGTTCTCTTAAAATTTCGGCATCTTTTAATTCTGAAAAATGATTATCTCTAATATAATCAACAAGAATATCGTTTGACCATTCATTCCAATCATCTTCAGTAATAATACCTTTTAAAATTAATTGTTTTTTAAGAATATTATAAAAGAAATGGTTGAATCTAGATCTAAGCCTGTCAATAAACTTTTGAAATTTAAGTTCATCCCGATTAATTTCTGTAGATCTGCCAAGAGAAAATTGAGATTCTTGTTCTAATCTATTAATTGGAACGTTTAAAGATCTATATAGGCGTTTTTGAAAGTAAATAATATCGTCAATTTGGCCAAGGTTTTCACCTCCTGGCAGTGTTGAAATCTCGGTGCCTCGGCCGCCTTCTCTACGAGGAAGCCAAAAATCTTCAAGCATTGACATATGTTTACGGTCATCTTTAATTGCGCCTGTTGATGCGTCATAAACTAATTTATTACGGTACTTAGCCATAATGTTTTTCATATATTCTTCAGACTTACCCTTTGGCAAATTACCAACATCAATATAGAATATACGGCGCTCAGGAGCTCTAGCTAATCTATAAATGACTAGCGAGTCTTCCATCATACGTAATTGATTAATTGGTTTTAATGATTTATGTAAGTGTGAAACAACTCTTTTTCTGCGCTCATCTAATAAGCCAGAGGTAACATATGAAACGGAATCTGTTGTAAGTTTTACGCCTTGTGCCTGAGCACCAGGTTTTTCTTGGTAAATAAAGAACTCATCAACATTTTTAATAACTGAAACGCCTGATACTGGATCTTTTTCTCTTCTTACTTGTTTTACTTTACGAATCTTAGAAGCATCAATTGGTCTTATTTCTTGAATACCAGCTTTTGCATTTTTATCATCAATAACCAAATGGTGATACATTCTACCATCAACATACCAACGCTTAAACATGTCGTGCCCATGTTCGCCAAATTGAATCATTCTATAAACGTTATCGAATTCTTCTATAATTTGTTTTTTAATATTATCAGGTGCTTTTACTTTATCTAAAACTAAAGAAACGTTTTGCTCTTCATTTGAAGAAGTAATAGATTCGTTGATAATATCTTCTACCGCTGCGTCTACCTCAGGGTGAGTAGCTACAGCTCTATATTGTAATATAAGTTGCTGGTCATCTTTAGTTTTATCGTTACCTTCAATATCGACGTACGTACCAAAATGTGCTCCAGCCGCAGTAATATAGCCAGCGCCGTCATCGTCCAATGGAGGAACGATTGAAGGTAACATATCTTTGTTAACCTTTTTACCGGCTCTTTTAATCTCAAAACCAAATAATGTTAAACTATTGTCTGCCATTTTGAATTCCTAAAATAAAGATGTAGGGCCTGTGAAGGCCCTACGATATTTTTATTTATACTACTATGAAGTAGTTGCTGCTTCCCAGTATTGTACTTGGAATTCAACAGTAAATCTTTCAATTTCATTTTCTGAAGCATAGCTTAGATCAATTGGTGAAATAGCTGTTGGGAAAGCGCCACGGAAATTGTATGTTTTTAGTGTGCTTCCATCTTTGTCAATTTGCTCAACAAACAGATCAGCTTCATAATCAGTGGGGTTTGTTAGACCGGTATTTGCAGAGTGTGCATTCATACCATTCATCCAACGCTCCATTGCGTTACGAACATTAAAATCTGTATCGTTAATAATTGTTGGAGTCCATACATCAAATGTACGATCTCCAGCCATTTTTAATTGACGCCCCCGGAAAGGAACAATAATTGTTCCCATTGTTGATCCTGGTAACTGAGCTGCTTCACATAAGAATGAAGTAAGCTCTATATCGCCACCAGCATATCCTGGAAATGTAATTGTAGATTTAAAGAGATTAGGGCGTGCGCCTCCACCTCTTAGTTTTGCTTTAAAATCATCAACACCTAGTACTGCCATTTTTTATCTCCTTATACCTGTAGTCCAGCGACTTCTTCAAAGTCCACACCGGTTCTAACAGCTACAAAGTTAAGAGTAATGTAGTTAATAGAACGTGCAGGTTTAATGAAAATGTTTGCAATAAATTCATTTCTATCGATTACAGCTGCTGTGTTATTTGTTTCGTCACAT